AAAAAAATAATGGCAAATCCAAGACACAATAAACAAACTACAAATAGACGTGGTGCTATGGGTGGTGGAATGATGAAAAGAACTGGTTATAAAAAAGGTAACCTAGTTGGTAATCAATCTAAATTAGATGTAGCAAAACCTTTTGGAACTTTAGATAAAAAAGATTTTAAAAAATTAGGAAAAAAATCATGAGAAACGATTACGGAAATAGAGTAAAGAAAAATATGGGTGGTGGCCTATATGAAAACATTCATAAAAAAAGAGCTAGAATTAAAGCTGGTTCAGGTGAAAAGATGAGAACACCTGGATCTAAAGGTGCACCAACTGCTAAAAATTTTGCAGATTCAGCGAAAACAGCAAAGAAGGCATAATGTTTTCAATGATTGGAAAAAAAGGTGGTAAAACCGTCGGCATAGGTCGAGGTGGAAAAAACCTTATTAAAAAAAGAAAGAAAGTATCTAATGGTGGCTACATGGGTAAAGCTATTAGAAGTGAATATGGTGGCGTTAAATTATCTAATCCATCATATGAAAAATATTACAAAGGAATGATTTAATGCCAGGAGCAGCTTTAAGAGGATTTGGAAGAGCGTATTTAAAAAATGGTGGCGCTGCATGGACTAGAAAAGAAGGTCAATCACCTTCAGGTGGTTTAAATGAAAGAGGACGTAAATCTTATGAAAGAGCTAATCCAGGATCTGATTTAAAAGCACCTCAACCAGAAGGCGGAGCAAGAAAAAGATCTTTTTGCGCTAGAATGCGTGGCATGAGAAAAAGACAAAAAGCTAGTAATAATACTGGCCAAGATAGACTATCAAAAGCTCTAAGAAAGTGGAAGTGTTAGTGGACCCATTAGTAGTCGTATCTAAATTACAAAAAATTTTACAACAAAATCTTCAAAGAATTGGTGACACCTTAATTACTGGTGGTGTTGACAATATGGAAAAATACCAGTATATGTTAGGACAAGCACGTGCATATCAGTACGCACTTCAGGAAATCTCTAACCTGCTAAAAGATAAGGAGCAAGAAAATGAACAAGGAAACGTTATCGACATCGGAAAAGGAAATTCCAAAACATAGGAATGCACTTTCTGAAAAGTATAAACAAGAAGATAAAAAAATTGGTTCAGAACCTGAACCTTTAAATCCAGAGAACATACAAAAAGTAAAATCCCAGCTGCCCGAACCTAGTGGTTGGCGACTACTTGTGTTGCCTTTTACACCTAAAGAAAAAACTAAGGGTGGAATTTTAATAGCACAAGAATCTTTAGAAAAATTACGTATTGCAACTAATTGTGGATACGTTTTAAAAATAGGACCGTTGGCCTATTATGATAAAGAAAAATATCCAACAGGACCATGGTGCAAAAAAGGAGATTGGGTTATTTTTGCACGTTATGCAGGTTCAAGATTACCCATAGACGGCGGTGAAGTACGCTTATTAAATGACGATGAGGTTTTAGGTACAATAGGTAACCCAGAATCCGTACTTCATAATATATAATTCATAGGAGGAAACTATGCCAGAAGATAAAGAACCAAAAACAGTAGATATAGATACATCCGGCCCAGGTGCTGATGTTGAATTACCAGAAGAAAAAGTAACAGAAACTACAGAGGTACAAAATGAAACTGTTGAAAACAGTCCTAAGTCCGATGACACATCTGAGAAATCTGATGTCAAGTCTGATGTTCAGGAAAGTAAACAAGAAGAAACGAGTGAAGAAAAACAAGAAACGAAAACAGAAGAAACGAAAACAGAAGAAAAAAAAGAGGAACTAGAACAATACAGTGAAGGTGTTCAAAAAAGAATTGCGAAGCTAACTAAAAAGTGGAGAGAAGCCGAAAGGCAAAAAGAAGCTGCTTTAGATTATGCTAAAGGAGTTCAAACAGAACATAAAACTTTACAAAATAAAATGGCTAAACTAGAGCCAAGTTATGTATCTGCAGTTGAGAATAGAGTTAAATCAGGATTAGAAGCTGCTAAATCTACGCTTATGAAAGCTAGAGAAGCAGGTGATATAAATGCTGAAGTTGAAGCACAAAAAGAAATTGCTAGACTTGGAATGGAAGAAGTAAGAGTTAATACTCTTAAAAATAAACTTTCAGAACAAAAAGAACAGGTAATACAAACACCTTCTTTAGATCAAACACTTCAAACTCCACCAGCAGATCCAAAAGCTGAAGAGTGGGCAGAAAAGAACGAATGGTTTGGAAAAGACTCTGCTATGACTTATACAGCGTTTGATCTACATAAAAAACTAGTTGAAGAACAGGGTTACGACCCTAAAACGGACGAATATTATGCTGCGATAGACAAGCAAATGAGACTTGACTTCCCGCATAAATTTGCTAAAACAGTATCACAGGAATCGACTAAACCTACACAAACAGTAGCGTCAGCGACGCGAAGTGTAAAACCTGGTCGCAACACCGTGAGACTCACATCATCTCAGGTAGCAATCGCTAAAAAATTGAATGTGCCACTTGAAGAATATGCGAAACAATTAAAAATCACGAAGGAGGCATAAGCATATGCAAAACGATAAAATAAAAACTTCCCGTGCGAGTCAAACAAGAGCTAAAACAGCTCAAAAAACTGTTTGGACTCCACCATCATCTTTAGATGCACCCCCTGCACCAGATGGTTACCATCATAGGTGGATAAGAGCCGAGACTATGGGCTTTGATGATACAAAGAACATGTCAGGTAAATTAAGATCAGGATACGAGCTTGTAAGAGCTGATGAATATCCAGATCAAGATTATCCAACTTTAAATGAAGGAAAATACAAAGGGGTCATCGGAGTTGGCGGCCTATTGCTGGCTAGGATATCTAATGAGCTCGTTAAATCGCGCGAAGAGTATTTTAATAAAATAACTCAAGACAAAGACGACGCGGTAGCTAACGATCTTCTGAAGGATCAGCACCCAAGTATGCCGGTCAATACTGATCGACAGACTCGTGTAACCTTCGGTGGAACAAAGAAAAGTTAATTTTTTAACGATTCCTAATCCAACGAATTAATATAAACCGTACTGGAGGCCCTTCGGGGCAGGTACATTAGGAGATAAATATGGCTAATAAAGACGCGGCCTTTGGGTTTAGACCTACAAGGCACTTAAGTGGCGGAGATATTAGAACTGAAGAATTTGCTATAGCTGCTAACTATGGTACTGCAATCTACACTGGACAAGTTGTAGAAGCGGTAGCTGGTGGCGGTGTGGAAGCGGCAGCAGCTGGGGATACTCAGCAAGCTGGTGTTTTCGGTGGCGTATTCTATACAGATCCCACTACTTCAAAACCAACTTGGAATGCTTATTATCCTGCAAGCACTAACGCTTCAGATCTTAAAGCTTCCATTTATCTGGACCCTAATATTATATTTGAAGCACAGCACGATGAAACAGGAACAGCAGCTATGAATAACTCAGGCTTTGATTTTGTTGGAGTTGGTGGAAGCACCATTTCTGGACAATCAACTTCTGAAATTGATACTTCTACTTCTGGAACATCTGGTGGTCTTAAACAAATTGGTATTTCTGTGGACCCAGATAATAGTGATACAGGTTCAGCAAATGCGAACGCATACGTTGTGTTCAACACTGGTGAGCATATCATGAAATTAACAACAGGCGTATAATTAGAATAAGGAGATAAATTATGGCGATATCACGATCACAACTAGTCAAAGAACTAGAGCCAGGATTGAATGCTTTATTCGGCCTGGAATACAAAAACTATGCTAATGAGCATACTGAAATTTTCGATGCAGAAAATTCTGACAGAGCTTTTGAAGAAGAAGTAATGTTATCTGGATTTGGAAATGCTTCAGTAAAACCTGAAGGTCAAGGTGTCAACTACGATGCGGCACAAGAGACTTTCACAGCTCGTTACACGCACGAAACGCTTGCTTTAGCGTTCTCAATCACTGAAGAAGCGATTGAAGACAACTTGTATGATAGACTTGCGTCTAGATATACAAAAGCATTAGCTAGATCAATGGCTAACGCGAAA